ACCAATGACCATGCTTTATGCAATATCCTAGCAATCCTGCTACTGCTGGATTTCCTTGGTTGTTTGGGTTGCTTACCCTTGCTATGTAACCCATCTGCTTTTCTGCTTCTGGGGTCACTGTCACTAGCTTTACGTTCATCTTGTTTTAATTTCTCACGTTTTTTAATAAATTTAGCATACATTACATCCTGTTTACTATACCAGTCAGGGTGCTTCTTTGCTAGTTTAATGATTTTCTTTGCGGCCTTTCTGTCCTTCATGATGGTGTTTAAATCCCCTCCATTCGTTTAACACTTGTTCAGAACTAATAGGAAACTGATTCCAAAAGACCAGAAAAGAACGCATCGTCTGAGTTTCCCCAGTGCGTTCACGTTCTCTTAAGAGATCTAGTAGTTCTATAGAGCTATTTATTCGTGTGGTCATAAAGGGCATCAAAAATGTCATCAGCTAATTGATCAATATCCTCAACCTCTTGATTGAAGATGAAATCATCTTGCTTTTTCGCTTTTACCTTAAAAAGCTCATCTGCTTGCTGCGAGATAAGCTTTTGTATTGAATTGTCCTGGATGGATGTTCCCTGAGGTATATCCAATGGATTTAAGTCGTTTTGATCCGATTTTGTCATAGTAACAATCGAAAATGTCTACTCTACTTCCCATTACGATATCATAAAAATCTTCGTAATGATCACTATCCTTCTTCATATCCAGATAATGAACTAACCAAGCCGAAGTGGGAAGTTTCTTATTCTGACCCACCTTAGGATCACAAGCAATGTTAAGAATAACAATTGAATACTTTGAAGCAATTTCATTTACCTGATCATTGCTTTCCCAAATCACGTCTTAGTACCGTCTCTATTACCCCATTCAATTGTAGGGAATGCTTCAGCTACTACTTGCTTAGTAATTCTATACTTTGATTGTATATCCTTATTGCAAGCGGAAACTAAAAGATCTGCTTCATCCTTATGAAGACCTTCTAGAAGTTGAACAAAAAGTTGTTCACGCTTCATGCCCTTGAGGCTACTATCCCCACCTTTAAAATACCTGTACAGTCCACGATACTCACTATCTAAGCGTGTATGCTCTGTACCTGCAGGTGCATCATTAGCACTAAAGGGAACATCTCCTTCTGGTAGAAGGAAGTTTAATGATTCATCAAAATTGATAATCAAGATTGCACGTAAACCATTATTATTATACTCCTGAAGTAATTCTACTTTTTCTGCCTTAGTTTTGGCAGAAGAGACCTTCTGAAGTATTTCAGTTACCAGTGCATCATTTGGTAATTTTCTTGGTGCCATTTCAATTCACTATTTGTAAAATTATATCACTCCTCAGCATCTTCGTCAAGGTAATCATCAATATCTGCAAATTTAACTGCAAGCAGTTCTTCATTTACATATGCGCCATTACCATCTAAGAACTCAGGGTGAAGATTGTTCATCTGTCGCTTGAGCGTATGGGTGTCTACCGTAGTTTTGTAGATCCATCCAATTACTCCTCCTAATATCAGCGTGAATAACATTCCTGCTGCGGAGAAGAAGAGAATTACATTAGTTTCCATTGTCGTCCTTGCGTATGTCTATTCTAACACGCACCGAACGATTTAGCAAGCGAAAGGTGCGATCAAACCAACTTGGTGTGGGAACCCTCCTGCCTCTCGGCAACATAACCTCTATACCTTTATTTAGAACGAGTTTTTCTGCTCTTTTTGACTGCGTATTGCTCTGCATCAGTTATAATTGAGTTTAAATAATTACGAAATTTTCTTGCTTCAGGGACATTCCAGTTTGGATATGCCTCCCTTACATCAGAATGACCTCCCTCTATTAAAAGGTCAAGGTCATCACATGTACATTTAATATTGTTGGCAGAACCACTTTTTAAAAAGTCTGTAACCACCTTCTTGGTAAAATCATTACCCTCAAGATAGTCTCTCATCCTGAAGGTGTGAATATGCTTGAACATAGCATCATCCACGACCCTTTCAACCATGTCAATTAACCGATCTTCTTCCATCAGACCATATTATGCTCTTTGAGGTATTTAACAGTTTCTTGACAACCACCTAGTTTTACTCCATTTACTACTACTTGGGGGAATGTTGAATTATCACCAAATTCCTCGTAGAAAGATTTTCGATCAAAATGATGATCTAATTCGTATTCAACGAAGTTAAAATTTGCTAATGTAAGGACTTCTTTTACACGAGTGCAGAAAGGGCACCCATCCTTGGAATATACGGCAAAGTTCATTAGAAAGTTATTAAGAATGCATATCCGATTAACCATGCACAGAGACCACCCAGAACCTTGTAATACTTACGAATAGGTGTACCGAAGTATTGTTGACCTATCATCAAGCACTTGTGTGCTGGAGATAGAAGATATCCAGAATATTCTGTTGCTAGAAACCAGACGAGATATTTATCACCAAATATTAGCACAAGAGCAGATGTCATACCAGCATACTTTCCAGATGACCCCATAACCCATGCTGCAATGGTTGCAACGATAGAAACAGGTATAATCATGCTAGGATCTGCTGATTTAAGGTATGCCATTACTGGTTCCTTAATCTGCCCTACAACCCCTCCGAGAGCGAGTACAACAGTCGCAATAATAGCGAATTTACCATCTAAGTACTTACCCCAATTCCAGTCTTTACAGAGGATACTGTAGTAACATGCCATTGCTGCAAACCAAGGGAAAAAGAAGATTGCACCACTTTTACCAGTTGCAAGTAAGAACCATAATGTACCAATAAAAGGTGCCCAACCACGTAATGCCCTAATTGGGTCAAAATCACGAATATTGCTCAAATCGGGAACTACCGATCTTGCGTCAACTTTGGAAAATATGTACCACCACGTATATGCCAAACATATGGTAAGTGGAACTATCGTATATTGAAGAAATCCCCAATATGTGATTCCAAGTGCTGCCATCGGCAATGCGACGGTTTTCTCCAATGGAGACCACCAATAATAATGATGAGTACTCAAATAGTCAATAATACCAAAAGCACTGCGTTTTTTCTTATCTGGTGGTGCTATGGCATCTAATAAAGGTGCAGATAACGCTACTCTGCCTGGAATCGGCAAAATACCCCCAAATATGGAAGTAAGAATAATGAGTATTCTGTTATCTCGAACATATCGCTTAATTAGCGAATATACGTCATCTAGGACGTGGTATTGACGGATAAAACCGCCTAAAATCATGATTCCAAAGATATACCCCATATAGAGTTCTTTGGCTAATATAGATTCAATCATTTCTTAACGATCCACCGAGGTAAGTAAAATATCAACCAGGCGAGTGTCCAGAAGGTTGCTAATACCACTATATGTAAAACTCTATGAGAGTTGACTATTAGTCCACAAGTTACAAATGATATCCATAACCAATCTAAGGTGCCATGTAGTCTCCACCACAATTTGTCACCTAACTTCTTCATCACCTTATCTCTAAGTCTAGCAAAGAATGGTGATACGTGTCGCATCATTACAAATCCCTCATTGAGGAACATTAATGTAAATCCTATCCAAAAAATCATAAAAAGGTATTTCGCAAAAAATTGCCTGAATTTTTTTCCCGACTTTTTTTGAAACTAAAAGTCGATTTTACCTGACGAAACGGTCTGTGTCAAGTTCTGCAGTATCTAGCTGATCTTTAAGCAGTTCTTTCTCAGGGATGATCCTTTTGTCATCAGATTCATACGGTGGGGCAATTAACTCAGCGTATGATAAGATGTCAGGTGGTGCAGAACCACCTATTACGGCAGCTCCTGTTGCTGCGATCCCCACCGAAAGAGTAGCTGCTACCAAAATCGTTTCTGTGAGTTCCAGTAGTTCAACAATCATCGTTCTTTTAAGAGATACTCATATTATACAGCAAAAAGAGGGTCATGTGACCCTTGTGTACCAGTTTACCAACTGTCTCCCTGTAATTTCTTTACCCACTCCTTACGTCCACAATATCCATGAGCATCACCAGTCTCCATATTTGTATGCTCATTGATATGCATGATCTCAATCATAAGAAAGAAACCAAGACACATCATCGGTAACATAAACAATGGATGTCCAAATGTTTCACAAAATTCCTTATAGTAATCTTCAAATTTCATAGCATTTAAGCATTAAAAAAGGGAACCCGAAGGTTCCCTTATAATTATATCACTTTCTGTTATCAGAATGTGAACTTAACTCCAGCTTTTGCTCCCCAGTTAACTAGAGAATCGCCAGTAGCATCTTCGTCAGAAGCACCAGATAGTTCTCCGTATACGCTAGTAGCGTCAGAGATGCTGTAAGAAGCACCTGCCTTACCAGAGAAGTCTAGGTCTGAATCACCAGCAGCTTCAGTATGGTTGACCTGTGGTCCACCTTGTACGTAGTAAGCTACTTTGCCTTCGCCGCCTTCGTATCCAACGTGGATATCGGTAGCTGCAGAAGAATATGCTCCATCAGGATATGAGAGGTTGCTCTCAACGTTCACATAAGGACCAGCAAAAGCGGCACCAGCGAGAAGGAATGGAGATGCTGCTACTGCAGCGATTGTTGATTTGATTGACATGATTGTTTGTAAGTGTCTCGCAAGAAAAAAATCCTGCGGATGATAGACCCCCCGACAGGGATCTTTTATACATCTACGCAGGGTACGATTCTTTCGGGCCTGTCTTAGTTGTAATATTTATTTATATTACCATGGTGTACGGTACGGGTCAACCCCCTATGTGACAGTTTTGGCCTCGTCACATACTGTAGCCCAATCTGCATCAAATAGTGCTAATCCTTTCTCAGTTAAGATATGGTTGTACATTCCCCAGAAAATATCAGGTGGTATAGTACAGATATTAGCACCATATGAAAAGGCAGTGCTTACCTGTCTTACTCCTCTTATAGAGGCAGCTAGCACCTCAGTCTCAAATACGTTTTGCTTTGCAAATACATTAGCAATGTCCTTAACAAGACATAGACCACCAAATGAGTTATCATCCACACGTCCTACGAATGGTGAAACATACTTAGCACCTGCCTTAGCAGCAAGGATTGCTTGTGAAGGTGAGAATATAAGGGTAACGTTGACCTTTACACCTGAAGACTTGAGTTGTTTACACACCCATAGTCCTTCTGGAGTACAAGGAACTTTAATAGTTGCTCGATCATCAAACTTGTTAGCAAGTCTTCTGCCCTCTGCGAGCATGATCTCATCGTCACCAACAACTTCCATACTGATGTCTCTGACACCCATATCGATTAGTTCTTGGTAAACAGTTTCTGGATCTCTACCACTCTTTCTTATGAGTGTAGGGTTGGTTGTTACACCATCGATCAATCCAGTTTCAAATGCTGAACGTATAACTTCTACGTCAGCTGAATCAATAAAAAGTTTCATGTTAATCGTCGTATACTAAGCACTCAGGCTCATCTGGGTGCATTTCGCAGAATAGTTCTATAGCATTAGGATCATGATGATCTCCTGCTTCTATCTCATCGTGATGATGCTCTTCATAAACTTCTAGTTCATGCAGCTCTTCTTTAATATGCCTACGTGCAGCAGGACTTATAGTAGGATCATCTAGGATCTCTCTATCTTTTTCTATGTGCTTTTCTATGGATTCCATAAAGGTTTCCTCTCTTTACCTAATTATTTAGTTTGTTGTACGTCATATTCTATCACAATCTTCTTACTTGAGCGACCTACGCTGTTTAATGTCCCGAAGTGTTGACACGATCCACCCAATTCATTAACAGCCATGTGAGTAAATGCTGCTATTATCTCCTTTTCATTTCTTTTAGTCATGACAAATCCTCCAGTTTAAATAGACTGACCAACTCAAGATTAGCTTCAGTAAATGGGTCTTCATTGTTCTCTCGTCTATCTACGATACAAACTA